CCGCTATGGCGACGCGGTTGGCCCACGACGGCAGAGCTTTAATCTTAGTGGTTTGTCGTCGTCTCGTTCGTGCATTTACTTTCCCGGGATTATTTTTTGCCCATTTCAAAGAACGCGCATTTAAAACGGCGCGTACGCGTTCTTTGTTTCGAGCGTACCACGCGCGTCCTTTTTCACGCAATCGCTCTGGATTTTCTAATCTCATTCTACGATAAACTTTCATCGAACTTTCACGTCTCGCTTCTGGATTTTTTGCATAAAATTTTCTTGCCTGCGCACATCTTTTTTCTGGATTAATGGCATGTCGTTTTCTGGCCGCTTCATTCCGCCTTTCCCTGTTGGCGGCATTCCAAGCGATAAAATATTCAGGATGCGCAATTCTCCAGCGCTTGTTTGCGGCACGAATTTGAATCCTTCTATTTTTTGTCATGCCTATATTTTACTAAGTAATAGTGATGTTTGATGCTGTCAAATCAAATTGATATTTTGCGCTGGTCGGAGCGACCTGGTCCGAGAACGACGAGCCGTCCAGAGAGACGCCCGGCGAGACGATGATCGCCTGCGGGTTGATCGTGAACATGGCGCGCACGATGTCGCCGATGCTGGCCGCGGCGCCGAGATTCCAGTAAGGCGGTGCCAGCGCGGCCGCGAGCTCCTGGATCAGGAGCGTGTTGTCGAACGTCAGCCCCGCCACGGCCGGGATGATGCCGAACTTGGCGTAGAGCGTCTGCGGAAGTCCGATGTCGTAGTTGATCACGGCGGGCTGCCCGTTGGGCCGCACGATCGTCACGCTCTGCGCGCCGACTAGGCCGGCGCACGTCGACTTGGCGTAGATGGCCTGCGCGATCGAGGCGGGGGTGCCGCCGACAACGACGCACCAGATCGAGTGCGCCGGGATGCTCCCCACCGTGCTTCCGGTTCGGTTCTCAGAGACCACGGCGCTCGTCACGTTCGGGATGTTGAGCAGAGCGGCCTCGACGGCGTCCGCCGGCCCGGTGGAGGCGAGGGCGAAGCTCTGCGCCTGACGCGTGCGCAACTGGGAGTCGGTCTCGGCCGCCTGTCCGATGACCGCGCCGGTCACGGTCGGGTTGTTGACAGAGGCGACGAATGTCAGCGGGGTGGCCTGGATCGTGATCGTGTTCGGCAACGGCGTGATGGGCCCGAGCGAGGCGGCCTGGAAGACGAGCGCCTGCGTGGCGGCGCCGGAGAAGACATAGCTACTGATCAGCGTCCAGACGTTGTTGGCGTCCTGGACCTGGTACGGCGGCACCGCAGTCTGGTCGAGTCCCGGGAGCGTCCCCGCCTTGCTCGCCGTCACGTTGACCGGCGTCGTGGTGTAGGAGCCTCCCTTGATGGTGAGGCCGTTGACCTCTACCAAAGCCTGCAGGTTGTATCCGTAGGCGCTCGACACGGAGAAGATGTTGTAGATGTCGACGAGCAGATCGAGAGCGTCGGAATCCATCTGAGAATAGATGCCGATGGACTGGCCGTCAGGAGAGTTCGGAGAGACGTTGATGTCGTCGCCGTAGATGTTCTCCATGGCCGTCGTGAGGTCGAGGGAAATTTCTCCGTACGACGCGACGGTCAGGCCATTGGCGGAAAGAGAATTAGGCATTTTTTTATCCTGTCACCGCGGCGTTGGCCGCCGCGACGCTCCCGAGTATGCTGGTGATCTGTGCGATGAAAAGTTGACCGTAGACCGTCTGCACGAGGACCGGCCCAACGGAAAGATTTCGCGCGGGGCCGTTGAACGTGTAGTCGAAGTTGATGATCTTGACGACTCCCTCCGTCTGCAGGATGCAGTTCTGCAACGCCGTGATGAGGTTGTTGAGCTGTCCGGGGTTGTTCATCAGGTTCGCGTAGTCGACGCCGCTATTCGTGGCGAAGAAGCACGACCCCTTCACCAGGCGCAGGCGCGTGGCGATGTTCAGCGCGATCGCGTTCTGGTTCTGGGCGTAGCTCCCGACGCCCTGTCCGTAGAGCCAGTCGCCGTTCGCGTCAAGGCCGCGAAATTTCATCAGTAGAGAAGCGCCTCCAACGCCGCGATCGCCGCCGTCGTATCCGCCGCCGCCGTTGCCGCCGCTCCCTGGGTTGACATCTGGAGTCCAGGGTCCGTGCTCAAGGCCAGGAACGAGGCGGCCTGGGCGGTCAGCATGGTGGTCAGGATCGTCGCCAGGCTTCCCGTTCTGTTGGCGATTGTGATCAGTCCTGTCTCTGCATTTACAGCGACCTTCGCTTGATCAGATGATAGGCCGCCTTCTTGTCCAATCAAAAAAGTGACGAGAGCATTGGCTAGAGAGTTGAGTCCAATGAAGGCGATTCCATCGCTGATGTCGTGCTGGCGCGCATCCGCTGGAACTTGTTGCCCTCCGGCAGTGAACCAGTTGTCGAGGTTGAAATCGTTAAAAACTACCAGGCACTCATCTCCTGGTTCGATCGGCATCCCGATATGGACTCCACCATTGATGCTACCGACGCCGCCCTGGACAGTAAAAACGGGAACGTCGAGGAGCGGCGCTGGGATCGGGATCAGCGTTCCGTTTGGAAGTTGTAGAGTCTCTCCGATGCTGACGGATACAGTTCTCTTTGTCGAGTCGTACGCGACGATTGTCCCGGTGGAGGCGACGCGCAACTTGGAGCCGATGATATCCTCGTGCAACTCGAAGGCCTCGGTCATCGTCGGAGCCACGGCGAACTTCCCGTTGATCCTCATGCGGGCACCACCTGGTTGAATCCGCTCGGAGAGAGGTAGAGGCTGAGCGACGTGAGCGCGCCGCCGTCCTTGGCGCCCGAGATGGTGCCGCGGTGCCCGATGGCGTCAACGCGCCGTATCCCATTCATGGTGGGATTGAAGGTGCTGACGAGCTGGAGTAGTTGCCAGAGGTGGACGTTCGGCTCGAACAGCATGTCCGCGTCGACCACCCAACCGGAGCGGCGCGGCGTTCCGATGATCCCGGTTGAGGCGTTGAGCTGGGGTAGGTAGCCTCCGGTCGGGAGGGCATCGGTCTCTCCCATGATGTAGGCTTTTTCCTGGTAAATGCTCGCGCATCCTCCGTTGGCCACGGCGAACCGGGTGAGGTTGTCCCACACGGACCCGAGGAACATGGCGCCGCGGGTCGGCTTGAAGTCGTTGAATAGGGTTCCGACTGCGCCGAGCGTCACGCCGTACGGGGCGAATAGGTCGACGAGCGTCTTGGCCTGGTCGGCGCCGGTCCACGGCATGGCGCGGCTCTGCGCGACCATCGCCTGCTGGACCGCGTTGAGGCCGTCGCGGACCATGATGTCGGTGATGACGTCGCCGGTTCCGGGGTCGCGGTAGAAGAACGCCTTCTGGATGTTCCCCTGGAAGACCACGGGCAGAGATCCCTCGGAGATGTACCCGGCGTTGAAGACGCAGGAGCGCTTGATCACCACCTTCCCGTCGATGTCTATCGCGCTGTCGAATTGAATGTCGTTGCGCGTCTCCGGGCTCAGGTTGTAGAGCATGAAGTGCGCGGTGTTGACGCCGCTACCGCCGCGGATGTCGATGTCGAAGACGCAGGTCAGCGGATAGGAGAGGTTGTAGAACTTCCCCGAGCGCCCCTGCACCGACATCGTATACGTCCGCTGGAACTTGCTCATGTCAGTATGCCGCCGGAGCGCTCGCGGAGAAGACTTTGGTCTCGACGTCGGTCACGTCGGTCAGGCCGCCGGTCTGGTCCAGGACCGTCAGTATAACGCGCGGCGGCACGCCGTTCGGGACGTAGGCCAGGTCGTTGGGAGGAACGGATCGGTCCCGTCCGCGGTGCTTACCGCCAGGCCGAACGGGATGTCGTTGCGCCAGAGGCGCAGAATATTGGCGAACGTGGAGAGACCCTTGCCCTGGATCTTGAATCCGGTCGTGGGGTAGGAAACGTCCACCGTCCAGCGCTGAACCGCCGCGCGGTAGATGAAAGTGAAGGTGACGGTCGTGCCGTCGGCCAGGACCGCGTTGGCGGTCTGGTTCGGGTTGCTCGTCGTGTTGCTCAAGACGAACATTATGAATCCCCTGCCGTATTGGCTGAGACGGTGCCATCGTTGAAATTGGTCGAGGAGCCAGGCGCGCGTGCGTTGTCGAGCGCGAACTGGTTGAGCGACGGCGCCACTCGGATCTCCTTAAGTCGCACGATGAAGTCGGCCCATCCGCGCGTGTCCTCGGGGCCGACCCCGATCAGGTTCTCGATCATCACCGGACCGAGGCGGTCGTTCGGGGCGTTGTCGCCGAACGTGCCCCACGGGGTCACCGCGGCGAACGTCGCGCCGCCGATGCGCAAGTTGTCGAGGGTGATGAACGCCTGCATGACCTTCGATACCGACGGCAGGAGTCCGAGCAACTTGGCCGCTCCCTGCGTGACCGCTTGCACCTGGGCCAGCTGGTTGATGATCTGGTCCGTCTGGCTGATGGCGTTGGTCATCAGGGCCGCGGAACCTCGTGAATAGTTGCCCAGGTACGGCGTGACCGGCGCGAGCGCGTTGACGGCCGCGGTGATCACCGGCAACAGACTCGTCTTGTTGAAGGTGTTTTCCGCGACGAATCCGCGCATGATCACGATGCGCGGTTTGATCGCGCTGTGGTCCTGCATGAAGCGGTTGCTCTCGCTGTAGTGGTCGGTGAGTTCCGCGCCCGCCTCTATGCGCTCCTCGCCGATGTAGCTGAACTCGAACGTGCCGATGTCCTTGGCCAGCTGAGTGATGACGTCGAATCCGGAGATGCTCGGAGAAAAACCGGCCAGCAAGTTCGTCAGCGCGCTGGCCGATGAGACGGCTGCTGAAGCGCCTCCGACAACCGTCGGGATCAGAGCGACGCTCACTGCTTTTGCGGCAGGCTATTCACCCACCCCTCCACGGCCATGGTTCCCTGCCCGCGTAGATCGAATGATTGATGCGCAACGATTTTATCGTTGTTCTTAACCTGAACCTCAAGCATGTGCTTCCCAGACGGGTCGTTCTTCAGTTTCTGGCCCATCTCGATCATGTAGTTTTCTCGCGCCATGTTTCCGAAGAAGGCGTGGCCCACGCCGCCAACGCCAGCGCTGTAGACTCCGAACATGGCCTTTGAGAGTGTGTCGCCGTTGAGGAGACCTTTTACCCCTTCCCCGGCTTCTCCCATAACTCCCTTCACCTTTGGCGTATCGAGGAGTTTGTTTACCGCGTCCAGTAGATTTGTCGCTCCTACCAGAATCTCATCGACCATTTTTCCGCCGGTCAAAAATCGGTCGAATACGCCGGTCACGTCCTCCTTGACCTTGATCCAATCGGCGTCGACCTGGTTTAGGTCTTTGATCTGTCG